CAATGTATGGGTCATTAACCATTGTTTGTCCTCTTAAATTAAAAGATGTATTCAATAGTATAGGTGTTCCACTTACTTTTTCAAATTCTTTTAATAAACTATAATATAAAGGATTTTGTTCATTGGTTACTGTTTGGATTCTTGCACTATTATCGACATGAGTTACTGATGGAATTGGAGTTTCTGAAATAACCTGAACTACTTGATTCATATATGGAACATCCTCTTCTGATTTAAAATACTGTTGATAATCTTCGTGAGTTACCGATGGAGCAAATGGTCTAAACATTTCTCTCTTTTTGACAACCTTATTAATTCTATCTCTTACATCTGGTAAATGTGGATTAGCTAATATAGAACGATTACCCAATGCTCTTGCACCAAATTCAGTTCTACCTTGAAACCAACCTATAATATTACCTTCCTTAATTAATTCGGCAGTTTTACTTAATAATGTATCGGTATTTTTATAGTATTTAAAAGATATATCTCCTATCCTATCTATAATATCTAATACATATTCTTTACTAAATTCGGGTCCTAAATATGGAGATTGATTATCACCACCTTTTATTTTGTTGTTTCCAATTACATCATGCCATACATATAAACAGGCTCCAATTGCAGAACCTGCATCAGATGGTGCGTAGGGAATCCATACATTCTTAATACCACAATGTTTTTTGATTTTGCCATTAGCAGTTCCATTATATGCACATCCTCCACCTAACACTAAATTTGAATTACCAGAATAACTAGATGAATTATTAATGATGTAATATAAACACCTCTCATACCATCTCTGTAAAGAAGCTGCTAAATCCATGTGGTGTTGTTCTAATTTGGATTCAGGTTCACGTGGTTTAAATCCTATCAGTTTAACCAAATCCAATGTAAACATATCCGTATTAGAATATTCCCATGTAAAATACTTCTGATTTATATTAACTAAATTAACCGTATCCAACGATGCTAATGTATCAAATAATTCGTTATATTTTGAAGAATCTCCGTATGGAGCCAATCCCATTACTTTATACTCACCACTATTTGGTTTAAATCCTAAATATGAAGTTATAGTTGAATACACTAACCCCAATGAATTTGGGAATTTTACGTTTTTAATTTCAATAATACCATTTGAATTACATTCCGCAATTGAGATAGTATCCCATTCACCAACACCATCAATTGAAATTCCAATAGCTTCATCAAACGGTGATGTGTAAAAAGATAACGCTAAATGAGATAAATGATGTTTTGTAAATGTAATTACACCATCATACCCAATAGCATCTTTTATATATTTTTTTAAATTTCCCTCTGTTGCTTTAAATTCTTTTTTAAACTTATTCCAAGTTTTGAAATATTTAATCCATCTTTTTCCTAATGTTTTACTAACTCTATCATATTTGATATTTGGTACTTCATACCAACAAAGGATATCTACTTTATCTATTGTAATTTGCGCGTAAGATAAGCATGCTTCTATAGCTTTTAATGGAAAAGAGTTGTCATGCTTTATGCCTGACAACTTCTCTTCTTCTATTGCAAATATTACCTTACCATCTATAAGCAATGCAGCTGCTGAATCGTGATAAAATGCGGATATTCCTAATTGAATCATAATATTAAATTTTTATGTCACCATCTCTTTCGAACTCATTATATAGTTCCATTTGTCTTTCTCTCATCTTATTAACAACTTTAGTAATATAATGAGTTGGGTGACCAGTCATCTCTCTAATAAGTAGATAAAGAGATTTTTTATTGAAATTTTCTATGTATTCTGCTCTTCTAAATAATTCTAAAACTGAATCTGCTATTTGTAAATCTCGTTTTTTAGGAAAGAAATTTTCTAAATGTTTATCCCAATAATTCAACATTACTACATTAAAAGTTCTATGGTCATCATTACGGACTTCTTCTGTAAAATTGTTTTCAGTATCCCAATGGTCTGGCATTGCAGACATTATATCCGTATCTTTATATCTTTTATAATTTGCGTTGTTATTTAAAATCAAATAGTTTCTCGCAACAATTGTGAAATAAGAAAAGGCTTTACCTTTTCCATTTTTATACATGTGAATTTTTTCAATCATAAAAGCAACAACTTCACACATCACATCTTGTGGGTCATCATCAAAATATGAAAACTTCCATTTGTTGTAAACTATTTCTGCTAGTTTATCAAATGCAGGCTTAATTCTATCCCTATATAATAAATCTTTAATACGTTGATTATCCGATAGGTTGTATTCTATAATTGCATCTTCAGTATCTTTTGTGAAGTATTGTTTGCTTTTTGCTTTTCTTGGCATTTTAATTGAATTGTTTGAATCTTTCGATAGTTTCTTTTATTTGATAAAATATAGAACCTACTTCATCATCCTTCTCAAACATTTCACGAGAATCTATTTCTCTTAATGCCTCCAGTAATGCTTGGTTTCTTTGAGTTTCTCTTTCTATAAACTCTTCGTATTTTTCTAATTTTGTTAAAAGATTCCTAACTATATATAATGCAGTTAAGAATAGTACAATTATTATTCCTAATAAAATTTCCATATTAAACTATTTCGTATCCTTTTAAAAAATAATCATTTGCTTTTTTGTATTTAACCTCAACTAATTCACCTGTTGGTGATTTCATTACAATTTTGTCATTTCTACCATAATTGTTTTTCTTTGTGATAGTTGTAGAATAAATTCTATCTTTAATAGTTATCCCATCTAAATGGTCAATTTCATGTTGTACAATAACTGTCATCATTGTTTCCATTGAAACTCTTTCATCTACTTTATCTCCTTCTGGATTAATTTCAAATTCTAATTCTCCCAAATTATCAGTTTGAACTTTAATTTTACAAGACCTGATAGTTTTCAGTGGTTTTTCAATTGTTTTTGGAATAGATAGACATCCTTCATAAAAAAGAAATCCTTCTTTAGACCTTTCTGTAATAACTGGATTTAAAAGAAATAGTTCTCTACCAGTTTCTTCGTCACCAAATTTAATATAACAGGCTCTTTTCTTAATACCTAATTGAGTTGCCGAAATACCTAAACCTGGATACTGATGTAATCCTGCTTTAAGTGTTTCTTCTAATTCATTTGCTTCAATAGCAGTAAATTCTGTTTTGGGAACGCGTGTTAACAAAAACTCGCTAAATTCGTTAGATTGTAATCCGTTTGATGCTTTGTCTGTAATTAATTTCATATTTTTATTTATTTTTTTAATCCGTATTTTATAAATTTATACCATATTCTTTCATGAATATAATATTGAACTGGTTTATACACTAATTCTACAACTCCAAATGCAGCCCCTATCTGAATTGAACCACTTATCCACCACATTATTAAAAACCCTATGAGGGTACTTAAAATACGATATGAGATGGTTTTAGCAATATGTCTCTTACGTTGTACTACCATTTGAATATATTTCTCCTTTTCTAATTTTAGTACCACTTATTTCAGCAATTTCTGTTGGTGGTTCATGATATATTACATCATATCCTACACCTCTACCATAGTTTACTGATTCAATATCAGGAATAATAGATATATGAATTTGATTCCAATTTTCTTGAAAGAATGGTTCTTTTGTTAATTCAATCATTACCTGTTGGGCAGTTTTGGGGTTGTTTTCATCTACATCCACATCTCTAATTGCCACCCAAACATTCTTTCCCTTTTCAAGTTGTTGATTGATTAACCATTCATGTCCTTTGTGCCAATTCTGCCATCTTCCGATGTATAGTGCGTACTTTTTCATAACATTGTTTTTATAAATGGTAATATTGCTAATTCTTTTCCTTTTGCTTCAACCATAATGTCCACATCCAACTCGTATGTATTGGGGAGGGCATTAATATACACCGAATGGGCTTGTGGTTTTTCTTTTGGATTATTTTCATGTAATGCTTTTGATTCTGAATAATGAACTTCTTGTATAATACCTTTTGGCCAAGTTGTGGCAGCAAGTTTAAGAGCTTCTTCTTCGGTTAACCCACCCGTACAAAATTGGTGATGATGGTAATCAAATACAATAGGAATACCTGTTCGTTCGTAGATATACATCAAATCTTTTACGGAATACATAGAAGCCTTATCATCATTCTCCAATGTCAATCGTTTTTGTACGCTTGGAGAGAGTCTTTTGAAATTTGTAATCAATCTATCCATCGCAGATTGTTTATCTCCGTATACCCCATTACAATGGATATTAATATTGTTGTAATGGGTTTTAGATAACCCCATAAGGTCAAATATCTTACCATGTAATTCTAAATCAGCAAAAGTTTTCTGAATAACTTCTTCGTTGGGTGAAGGGAGCACATTGAATGGGCCAGGATGAGAATTAATACGGATATTATGAAATTTGGCAAAATCACCTGCTTTCTTTAACTCCGATTTAATTTCTTTGTAATCTTTTAGTTGGGTTAAATCCAAACCATCACCCCACGGAATAATAGTGGATGATAAACGAAAAAAATTGATATTATGGATACGATTCCATTCTAATATCTTAATAATATCTTTGGCATTTGCTAACGCCAACTCCGAAACGTAATCCAAGCCTTTGGCATTGAATGTTTTCTTCACCATTGAACGATTTGTGGTAACCTTGTTACCCATCGACATATTAATACACGCATATCCTATATTCATACTTTAAATATAAGAAAAATATTTCGTATTTACAAGCGGTTAGTAAGTTTTGATGTTTTCTTCTTCGTTACGGAATTTAGCCAAATCCCTAACACTTCCTTTTTTGGTGTTTAACCAATAATTTACAGCTTTTGGATTATTTATCCACAATTTACGATTATTCCATGGAAATTCTGGATGCATGTATTCTTCCCATTTTAAATTTGAAGTTTCTTCTTCCTCTTCTTGAATTTTTTCAATGTTAGAAGCAGTTTCGTCAACTACATCCTCTGTTTTATCACCATAAATTTCATATAACCCCAATTTTTCATCATTTTCTATCATTTCAACTAATTTTTCTTTTTGTTGGAGTTTTTTGTTAGAAATTAAACCATTAAATGCGATAATTAGAGCAACTGCGAGAGGGTCAAACACAATTACAATCAAAAATATGAAGAATTTTACTACATTTTTTAATTCAATACCGAATGCTTCAGCTACAAATCGAAATCCACCTACTTCTTTCTCTAAATCGAGGTTAGCAATCTTAATTTCGTTGATTTTTTCTGTTTCAATTGCGTTTTCTGCTTGTAAATTAGAAATTTTATCGTTAATTTTACTAATTTCCTTATCTCTAGCATCAAGTGAACGTAATAAACGTGAATTTACTGTACCTCCATCAATAATTTTACCTTGATTGGAGTTAAATTCGGTAATTTGAGTAGAAAGTTGAGTAATTTGCTCGGTGTTTTGGTCAATTTTTGTTTGATGAACCTCAATTTCTCTATCTACTTGCTGCAATTGTAGTGATTGTGCTTGAAATGCGTTTGAAAGGTATCCAAAAATACCTGCGGAAGTGATTAACATTAATAATCCAACAGATAAAGTTAAATACCATTTGTTGAATCCTTTAATGTTATCCCATTCTTGTTTGAGATATGTTGCAGCAACTAATTTAGCTAACTCTAAAGAGGAAGCCATTACTATAACTGATGTAGATGCTCCCGCAAAGAGAACACCTAAACCAGTTACAGAGAAATAAGCCGCACATCCGGCTACAATAATAGCAGATAATCCTACTAATACTTTTAGCCAATTCATATTATCGATTGATTCTAGCTAACTCTCCTACACGTTCTATTAATGCTCGGGCGTCTGCTAATGTAGTATGTGCTTCAGAAGGTGATAAGTTCTGTGCACCTGAAATTCCATTTTGTAAAATTCTCAATTTACCATCAATGGCTTCTAGTAAGTTTTTTATTTTTTCGTCGTATATCATACTAATAAGTATTTTTAAATAAAAAAAGGTGATAAGTTAGTCTTACCACCCATAAATATAGAAAAAATATTTCAATTAATCAACTGTAATCGGAATTGATTTTGACTTTCTTTCTTCTTTTTTATCAATTGTTAAAATAAGTAACCCATTAGAAAATTTAGCTTTCGTTTTAGTTCCATCATAATCTTTGCTTACCGTAAAGGTAACATCGATATCATGAACCAATGGAGAGCTTCCTTCTTCTTTTTTTGCTTTAATTTTAATTTTGTCATCTGTAACATCTAATTTAATGTTTTTAGCATCATGTCCTAAAACATTTAAAGTTAGTTGTTGCTGACCATCTTCCAATTGAGATACATCATAATCCGCTACAAATGAAGCGTAATTTGATGATGTAGTATTCCATTTTGGAGAATCAAATAACTCGTATAATTTTCTTAAATCTGTGATGTACATAATTTTTAATTTTAAGTTTTCAAATAATTTAAACTGATAGTATCCATTTTTATACCAATCAAATTATTATGACAAATTGTCAGTGTTCTCTAAATAAAGTATGACACTTTGTCTGTATTATTTAGATTTAATGTAATTTTGTCTTTCAATAATAGTACTCATGTGGTCTGCCCAATGCATTATGTACTGAATATTTGATTTAAGATATTTGGATAAATCAAATGTTTTGTAATATTTTACATTATCTTCATCATACATTCCATCTGTAAGTTTAATACCAAAATATTCATTTTCATTATACTGAATACCATACCTGTTAAGTAAGAAGAAAGTTCTGTCAGTAATTGCCATATAAGAGTTCTTACTATTTCTAGTGTATACTTCACCTTTATTTTTTACATGCCATTCTGATTCATTAGGTTCATAATGCAATTCTTCTTTAGTTCCTAACTTTCCTAAATCATGATGTAGTGCTACAAATATTAATTCTTCATCTGTAAAATCAGGTACACCACCCTGTGATACAAATACATTTTTCATAGCAATTGCATTCTTACAAACATTAAAAATGTGGTCGATATAACCACCAGGATATGCATTATGAAAATTTAAATTACCTGAAGCTGGTGATATCATAAGGTTACCACCTAATTCTGATTCAGAGTACATGTGAAGAAGTTTTTCTAATCTTTCTCCTGTGAAGTACTTTTCTAGGATTTTAAGAAACTTTTCGTAATTTGTTTTTAATTCTTGTTCTGTTTTTTGTTTCATTTTCTTGAGTAGTAAAGAGTTTAACTATTAATAATACCCAAACATACGAAAAATTTTCAACTTTTCCTAGTCATCAGATAAAAAGTTTTTTCTTTGTTAAAATTTCATATAGAATTTCAACCTCTTCTTCAGTAGTTAATTCAGGCAAATCATCATCAAACAATCGAAGAGTGTAGACGGTATTTCCTTTTTCATCAAAAAATTCATCAGATTCAGAACTGAATAATGCGGGAGCATATTCTATATTTTCTAAAGCATCCTCATCATCTATATCTATCAATGGTATAACATAATAGTGATAAGAATCTACTCCATCTTCTACTTCTATTTTATGACACTTCCATTTATTGAAGCTATTTTCAGTTATTAGAGTCTGTGGTAATATAATCATAATTAAAACATTTAGAAGTAAATATAATAAAAAAATATGAATTTTACAAATTACAGTTTCTTATAATATCTTTTTACCATTTTCTTTAAACAATCCTGCGTACACATAATTTGCAAATTGTTTATGTCCCAAAAAACTTAAATGATAATCTTCCATTTTACCTTTGGTAGCATCTTTTATATTTTGTGCTCTCGAATCTTCCCAAATAGTTTGGGTATAAAATTCAAAATATTTATAACATTTTATTATAGATTTTAAAAAATCATATCTTTGTTCATGACGTTGACGATATACATCATGCCCACTAAAATAATATGAAAAATTAACAATGGTTTCATATTCTTCTTTACTTTTAACTGTGGTTTTATATCCTGTTTCGGATTTGACTACGTTTCCGCATATAGTATAAAATTCACCTGGAGTTTCAGATGGTATATCAAATCGATTTGAAAAAGTTTTATTAACAATTACAATATCGTTTTCCGAAATTAAATGATAATTACTTATTATCTTATCAAATATATAATCATTAGATGCTCCACATTTACCCAAATTATTTAATTTATATCCCAATTTATTGGCCAATATAACAGGCCAAATTAAATCATCATCATTTTTTTTATATTGTTTATAATAGTCATCCCCCTCATAGTTTAGGACACATCCGTGTCCAAACGTCATTGAATCGCCAAAAGTCCAAAGTGTTGCCATTTTTAAATTAAAGTTTTTTCAGTTTCGTATAAATGATGAAAATTATGTAATACATTTGGAATATTTTTAACTTTATCCAATTCTAACAAAAACAAATTATGTTCTGGATGTTCTGGATTTGCTACATTTTTAATTTTAAATTCAGCTTCACTGAATGTACCCCAATCCGAAATTACATTAGTTCTGATATCCCATTTTACTTTACTTTCTCTGTTATCCATATATGATTTAATCATTTTATAAAAATCATACATTTCTTTATAATTAGTATCTTGCACCACAAATGAAAAAATATATTCTTTAATTGTTGGTATTTTTGTTATAAAACTTAAATTTTCATGTAACACATTCCAATTACCACCAATTCTAGTTTTAGTTTCGTATGTTTCTTTTGTAGCTGCATCTATTGAAATTTCACAAGTATTAACATAACAATGTATTCCACTCATCTTCTCCCACATTTCGGGAGTCCATAGTGACCCATTTGTATGTAAGTGAATTGATTTTAATTTTTTAAATTTGGTTGAATCCAATGTAATAAGAAACTGTCTAAATGATTTTGAGAAAAATGGGTCAGCCGAACCACTCAATACTAATCTTTCAACAAACGGTGATATTTCGTTATTGATTTCAGTTAGTTTTTTTTCTACAGTTAATCGTGCATTACCTTTATAATTTATCAATTCAACTCTACAGGATGGACATTGAAAATTACAACTTCTATCAAATGTAAAATTAATTACTTTAGGTTTTTTGGTTTTATGTAAAGTATCAACATTTTCACGTGTATTAGGTATAAATTTAAGAGGTACTCTATTACTTTTTAAACTTGCTAAATACGGACATAAAGTTTCATTACAATATTTGTAACTACCATCGGTTACACTATCTCTTATTTTTTCAGAAATTTCAGAATTAAAGCTAGATACTATACCACTACCATCATTTATATCAACTGGTAGCCAAGATGGACAGCACAAAAATTGTTTATTATCCTCCACTTCTGTAAAGTAGAATGGAGCGGTACATATATATTTTGATTTATCAATCATCCTTTAATACTATTATATTAAAATATTTTCTTTTTTATATTTTTTTTATCTATAAACACAATCAATGACCATCGTTCACCATAAGTTACTTCTTTAACTTCATGCAATCCACTTCCATAAAAACTATATATAGAACCACATATCTTTGGTAAAATTTTCATCGGATTGTAACATATAAGTTCTCCACCTCCGTAATCTTCATTCAAGCAAACTCCTATATTATATTCACTTCTTTTATCTATATGCGGTTGAAATTTATTTCCTGTTTGAACATTTTGTAAGTGAATTAAATTAATTGGTTCTACTAATTTTATACTTGTATGTTGTTCAATGTATTCCATTAATCTTACAAAAATCCATTCCGTTAAATCGGTTCGTTCTACATGCCAAGCAAAGTATTTTGTTTCATCACTTTCCCACCATTCATCAGATGTATGTTTTTTAAATACACTTTGAAGTGAAATTATTTTTTTACATTCTTCTTTTGTAAAATTTATCATATAATTTTATAATAAAGTTTTATTACTAGATATAGTACTACCATATTTAGCATTATTAGATATAGTAGTTCTCAATATAGATATATGTGTAAGTTTTAAATGAGATGGAAACAATAGTTGAAATTTTATTATATCAAAAATTTCTGAAAATTTTATTTTATTAGATGTAACTATTTTGTTATGTTCTAACGTAGTAGGATATAAATTCACAACTCTTAATTTCATATTGTGATGTTTATTTATTAGATTAATGGAAGATTTTTGTAAATTTAATTTACTTTCTCTATACTCATCAATACTACCATTATTAAGAATATCCGATGTTAGTATATTAAAAATAGTTTTTTCTTTATATTTCCATTCTTCAAAAAGTTCTTCAAATAATTTTTGTTGATAAATTGGATGATATGTATTATTTATAAAAACATCACATTCATTAGCATCTTGTATTATTTTTTCGTAATTTTCTAATGAATAATTATTGGTTCTTGAAAATCCAATAACTTCGTTTTCTTTTTTGAGTAGGGTATAAAGTTCTTTACCTAAATTTTGAGTATGACCTGTTATTGCTACTTTCATTGAATTAATTTTTTTGTTTCCTTTAGAATATATACGGCATTGTTTTACTTAAATTAAACTATTATTTTTTAATAAAACACTTTTCTTTTCAGTTTTCTGAATCCACTCATAGTATTTTTTAGATGCAGTATTTTCTTTTAGTTTTAAATTTAAGTTATATGGGAGTGATTTTTTATAGTTTGATTTATTAAAATAATTGATATTAGAATTGGTTACTCCTGCATTATGCATTATGTTATATCTATTATAAAAATCCTCACTTGATGTTGCAAAAACAAACATTAAATCGGGATGACATTGTGTTTTATATCCACCCTTCCAAATGTTCCATAGTACAGACCACATATCTGCTGCCCATATTTGTAATTCATGATAAGATGGATTTTCTTGTTTTTTCTTGTTATTTAATTGGGTTATTTTTTTATATAAATTTTCACAATCACGCTCCACATTTTCCCAAAAAGTATCATCTATATTTTTTAAAATATACTGTGCCCCGATTGAATTATTATTATTATCGATAACAAGTTGTGGATTTATATCTACTATTTTAACCATTTTATCAAAAACATCTTTGCCTTTAGAAATTATATAGTCATACGAAATATACCAATGTGTATTAGAACCATAAAATATATCATCGTTTTCAAACTGATTCCAATTTATTGGAACTCTAAATATAATATCACAATCGTGATAAAATATGGTTTCATTTTTTAAATTAGGATGTAATTTAAAATGTTGTTTAAGAATATTAGGTCTTATTGAAGAAATATAATGTTTTGTTATACGAGTATCCTCATAGAAAAAAAATCTAGCATTATACCCATTTGATAATTTTTTCCATACTTCTGGTATTTTATTATTTTTTTTTGTGCAAACTATATCAACACATTGAAGGTCCACCCCCATTTCCATAAAATTATTAAGCATGACTTCTATTTGCCATGCAAAGTATAATTCGGATGGTTGTGCACAAATAAATCTAATCATAATTTTTTTATAAATTATAATAATTTACTTTTAGCAGAAGAAAAATCGGATTCATATAAAAATATAGTTAAACTAAATCTAATACCCTCTTCTAATAGTTTTACTTCATGTATATCCGAACTTAAAAATAAAGAATATGACCCTTGTTCTTTGGATTGAGGAACATCCTTAACATATAAATATCCACCAACATAATCTTTAGGGTCTGATAATTGGATTACTAAAGTTTTATATGTACAACCAAATTCATCTATGCTTCTAAAATCACGATGAGGCGCAAAAAAATCACCTTCAATATATTTTGTTATTTTAACCTGATTATTTAAAATAGATTTTATACCGATTTTTGATAATCTACTTAAAATAAAATTTATTAATTCTTTGTTAAACAAATCTAAAAATTTTAATTTTGCATTTTTTGGTTTGATGGTAATTATTCTACCGTTTTCCGTTTGTAATTGTACAGTAGTTGCACCATTTATTACGGTAGTAGTATCTTTACGGTAATTGCCATTGGTTGTTCGATATACTACACCATCTATTGAATTAAAATCATCCCAAAAAGATTTTATATATTCACAATCTTCTTTTGAAAATAAAACATTATCCATAAATAACTTAATGTATTATAGATGTTTTTGTTTAAATAAATTTACAAAGGTAGTAATTATATTCATTGCTTTTAATTTATCATCAGATGATGCTAATGATATTTGTGTATTTGCTACTTCTTGAACCGGTATTTTTTTATATATTGTTGCCATTTTATTTTTGTTTATTAATAAGTTATTGAAAAACTGCTTGTCTTTTAAGAGTATTATTTAGTAATTCATTATCCCCTAAACCAGAAACCACAAAATCCTCCACTATAAAGTTATGCTCACTTTCAAATAAAAGATTACCATCTATTTCTAAATTATAAAAATTATCCACATATTGAATACCTAATTCAACACCTGGTGCTTCAAAAATTGGTTTCCATTCTCCATTATCATAGAATGGATGTAATCTATCGGAAATCATTCCTTTATATTTTACAACCTCAACAACATCATTTGTAGGGTGTATTAATTTATCAGTTACAACACCTCTTACATATTTACCGTCTTTGTAACTTAAAATACAATCTCCTATTTCTATATCAATAATATTTTTAAAACTACCATCTTCCATTTCAACTTTGGTTTCAGCAGTGAAACACGATGTTGTTGTTGTAACTTTATTATGAACTAAAATGTTTTCTGCAAAATAAGTATGATTATCTTTAACATCAATTAAGTGATATACTTTGAATTCACCTTTTAAAGATTCAATTGATTTAACTTTTACAAGAATACCATCTTTATTAAATAACAAATTACCTACTTTAATATCTTGTGCGTGAGACCATCCGTGTTCCTCAACATAAAATTTATGTAAAGGTGTACTTTTAACTTCATCACCATTTTCAGTTACAATATAAATAAGTTCATTTTGAGTAGAAACACGAATACTTGTAGCCGTACCTGCTCCATATTTTCCTTGTTCATTATTGTAAGTAAGTAAAACATCAGTAGTAGTTAAATCTTCAATGTTTTTATATGTACCATCATTTAACAATATACGAGTTCCTGCTGGGAAACAGTTGTGGGTTACAATCTTAATATTGATATCATTATCATATAATGCAAATGTATCAGTTTCTTCCAAATCTAAAATGTAAGTTGAAAGTCCTTCTTCGTTTAAAACTTCAAAATCATTATCAGTAATATCAATAAGATTACCATCTAATTTGAATACCTTATGTTCTCCTGGTATAATTCCTGCAACTTCTTCGTATCTAATTAAATCAGAAACACTATCATAAATAAGAATATGTTGACCACCATTTGCTCTAAACGAACCACTACCATAGTATAAATGAGATACTAGATTATTTGGAAGTGATTGTTCTATTTTATTTATTAAAACCGAAGATGTAACATAAGAACCACTTGGTAAAGTTTGTCCAGGATAACTCCAACTTGTAAATACCATAACACTATCGGTATCAGGTGTTCCTTCTATACAAAAAGATTTATAAGAACCGCCAATTTCAACATCAGATATTTGTACAGGATTTCCATCCGAATCACTAATTAATTCTTCTTCAAAAATACCACCCCATGAATTATCAGTAATAAATTTAGGAAAGTTTGTTGTAAATTCATAATAATGTTTAGATGAAAGGTTAGATTCATCAATAAAAGATAAAGATTCTGGTTTTTCAAAAACTGCAGTAGGTTCAATTGTTACCAAATTTATTACATCTAATTCAGAACCATATATTATGTTAAATGTACGAATTGATTTATGTCTAATGTCATCGGTATCTTCATAATTCATTAAAATATTAGATTCAATATATGATTGAGATATAAATGAATCAAACGAATTTTCTAAACTTACACCATCTTGTGTTTGTATTTTATAAAAAGATAATGGATATCTAGCATAAGTTTCATCTTTTATAACAATATCCGGTATATTTTCGGAATTAACAACTCTTTGTAATCCATCATAAAAAAATTCCGATGATGAAATATACATAGAAGGTATTGAACCAGTTTCGGATGCATCTATAAATAATTTATGTAATTCAAATGATGATTTACAATATTCACTATCAAATACAGCAGATTCATCATACGCTAATCTTAATATAAATTTATTATCAGAATCTTCAACATTTGTTGGATAAACAGTTGATATATCTTCTTCGTATATAACAAATGAGGTAATGTTAGGTTGTGATTGAATACTTTGAGATAAAAAAGTTAAAAACCCACTTTGGAATGGTTTGTGAATTACCTCCAATGAATCGATATTATTATCAGATAATATTGAAAAGAATTCAGTAAAATCAAGTTGAGATACTGAACTACTCCAGAATCCAGTATCGGTATTTAATTCCAATAATCTCAAATTACCAGTTGAGTCTTTTACAAAATCTGCGGAAAATAGTGTTCCTTTCATAGTGTTGTGTTTATTCGTTTATTCCTGTATAAATATGAGTATTACAAATAAATGATTATTATTCTATATTAAGTTTTGTTTTGGTTTAATATCAATTGTATTTCGTAATCTATTTCTATTATCTAATAGAGAATACGATTTTACTTTTTTAATTTCTAGATAGTTAGTTAATTTATCAATATCTACATTACTTTGATATAGATTTTCACAATATATATTTTCGTATGATATTAATAATTCAATTTGTGGTATATTAGATATTAACTCTTTGTTTTTTTGTAATCTAGATTCCTCCTTTTTGATTTCTTCTTCATTTTCTGTTATCCATTCATTAGTTATTTCATAACAATCTCTCCAAATGTTAGAAGCCAATGCCCAGCAGTGTGATATCGCACACTCTCGTGTATCATTTCGTATCAAACCAATAATTTTATCCCAATTACTCCAATCGAACGTATCTAATTCATTTTCTATTTCACTAATCAAATATTTTACTACCGTATTGTTTTTGTTTTTAGCCAATAATCGTATTTTATAAATACTCAATATATCCCCATTATCCATTGTTGGTTCATGAATAGTTTCATACCTTTTTTCTGAACCAATCCAATTAAGTAAAGAGTATCCACCACTTCTACCCATCGCTATTATTAATATTCTCATTATTTACCATTCTTAATTGAGCCAGATATATTTGATGCAATCGCATAAAACGCATCGTATGCTTCTAATAGGGAATCAACTACTGGATGTCTATGGTTGGTAAGTAGGGTATGTGAATCCATATCCTTAATCTTCTTTGCAGCAGATACTAAAAACTTAAATCCACTTTCTCCTTTTGATTTTAAATCTACTTGTTGTGTATCACCACACACCACCATTTTACTTCTCAATCCCAAACGAGATGTAATCATTTCCATTTGTTCGTTAGTACAATTTTGAGCCTCATCTACAATAATAAATGAATCCAAAAATGTTCTACCTCGCATAAATGCAAGGGGTACAATTTCTACTGTCCCATCTTTTAAAATCTCATCTATTTTTTGTTTGTTGTAAAGTTGATAAAAGTTTGCATAAACTGGCTGCATCCAAGGTTCCATCTTTTCGCGAAGGTCACCTGGTAGGAATCCAATTTCTTCTTTGGATACGGTAGGTCTTGTGATGATGATTTGTTTAACTTCTTTCTTAAATAACATATCCAATGCAACCTGACACGCTAGGAGTGTTTTACCACTACCTGCTTTACCACTCAATATGGTAATTGCATTTGATAAAATCTTTTCTTTGGCTTGTTTTTGTTCTTCATTTAACTGAAGTTGAAATTTAATAGAACCTTTTGGTCGTTTTTGGTCTGCTATTTGTTCTGTCAATTCTCTATGTTTTGTTGATATATTTGATGCCATAAATTTTTTGTCTAACTAATGAAACTTATTAAATTACAGAATGTAAAATTAGTTCGTGCAATCCTTCAACAATTCCGTAATCTTTACTATCTACCCAAAAATGTAATTTTGAATGACTACCAAAGTTGGATTTCAATTTATTCTTTTCGGAATGACCCGACATTGTAATCATATCAATAGAGTTATCTACACAATACTTCGCACAATTCAGTATATTTTTTGAATTACCTGATGATGATATTAATATTACCAATGTATCGCCCTCCACAAAGTGTTCTAAAAACATTTGATATGCGTTATCCCATCCGTAATCATTCGCATAACAACTCATTCTAGGAGTATCTCCGAACGCAATTGCTTTAACCCCTAACATTTTATGGTAATCCTCTGCTATATGTAACGCAACGGCATTACTACCACCATTACCTAATATAATGATATTACTATGATGATGTATTAAATTTTTCAATGTTGCTAATTTACCCAATTCTATTTGGGATAAACATTTTTTATATTCTTGTAAATCCATATATGCTTTATAAATTTTCTACACTATTCCATTTCTTTAAATCGCAACTACCCATAACAGGTGTGAATATCTTTTTACCCAACGGACACCCACATTCACCGCATATTTCGGTAAATACTACTGAAGGTTGTTTGGATGGGCATGTTTGACAAATAGTATATCGTTTTCCAGCTAATATAGTTTGCTCTGGTGTTGGGTTTGCAGCTCTTCTCCAACTTAAAAATATTTCTGATACTTTGTTCATAAAGATTTGATTATATCATCGATTCGTTTACACTGCTCAAAAATTTCAAAATCTAGCATTCTCTGATGTATCCAATCCAATATTGAACTATATTCTTCCTTTTTAACGGTAACGTATGCAGGTACTCCTTCAAACCTAAATACAACTAATTCTTTAGTTCCTTTAATTTTTTTGAAAACTTCGATTAAATCGATAATCTTAATCATCTGCTCTGCATTCATTTCTATCTTACTAATATATTCTTTCCAATCCAATTGGATGTAACTTCTTTCTAGGCTAGATAAAACTTTGGCATTCATATAGATGTAGATGATTAGAGTATAACAATATACTAATAATTATTAAATTTTCCAAAATAACTGATTAAAAGCTTGTTTTTTATTTTCATTTTTTGTACATTGGATTTGTTATGAAATAATACACTATATGAAAAACGAAACGGATATTCTAATAGAAATTGCAGAGTTAGAGGTTGAACTGGCACGAGAAATGCGGGAAGATATTCTACATGATATCAACATACTAAAAATAAGAACGGCAATTGCTACACTCCAATGGGTGTTAGGAGTTGAAAAATAAATGTTAGAAAAAGCTAGGATTATTCGGTCTTTTTTCGTAGATTAGTAGAGTAATAATAGTTAAACCCCTAACCCCAAATCGTATGTATAATTACAAAACTTACACCAAAGCCCAACTAATCGAATTAGTTAACTCAATTGAATCCACTATCCACTCTACATTGATGGCAGCAGAACCTGCTTCGAGGGAACACTCTTCCGAACTCCTTTCCCAACTGGCATTTGAGACTGGGTATCTGAAAGGTGGATTAAAGAGTGTAATATCACACATCCAAGCTGCAAAAAAATATTAAAAATAATCCAAAAATATTTTCACAAGCTCTTGGAATTGTGAGAAACTTTTCGTACATTTATAGAGTAATAAGAGATAACCCCTAAAACCCCCCTAAAAATGAGTAAGAAAATGAAATTCGGATTTAACAAAATGACTTTTGAACTTCCATCTGCTTCCCTACAGACCAAAAAATGGGATAACAACAAACCATTTATCAATATGAATGCTAAAAACACTGCGAGTGTGATTAAGCAATACGCAAAACAAAAGTACGGAAACTCCATAGTAGTTTGGGCTAATTCCGATGTCTATAGTGGTGGTTCTTCAGTACGAATCAATGTGAGTAAAGCAGATGGTTCTCCAGTCTCCACCAACATCTACAACGATATCCAACTATTCTCCTACAACTTCAAAGCTGGTAGATTCGATGGAATGTACGATTGTTACGAATACAGAGAAGATAAGGTTACTACAGATAACGGAACTGATTTAGATTACTTCCCATCTTACATCTTCGTAGAAAATAAACCAAAGTGGGATTCAGTAGAATACTGGTTGAATGAGTGGAATACCTTTGACCCTTCTAACTACTCTAGACCTATGGTAGGTAATACTCTTTGGGAGCAGTTTATGAACTTCAACTCCTCCTATTGGAAGAAAGGAACTTTGGAATCCCTAACCAAAGTATTAGTAAAAGCATAACACATATTTTTTATCGGCGGGGGTTGGGGGACCTCCGTCGAACTTTTTTAAGAAAAATTTTTATACCTCAATTGATAGTTATATTAATCTCACCTTTTTTCTAATTTTTTTTATTTTCGGTAGTTCCAGTATTTTTCTATCACATATATAATCATAGTATTTAGTTTCTTCCTCTATAGCATTTAGTATTCTCGACCATATCTCGGGAAACACTATCTTTATGGAATTGATTATATCCGTA